TCTTCAGCCATTTTAGGCACTTTCATATCTTCAGTATAAGCAAGCCCATCCGATATATACTCTAAAATTATTACTTTATCAACCAAATTACTAGAAAAAGAAAACTTACCTTCTCTTTCATTTATAGTAAACCAACCATTAATCTGTGTTATTTCTGGATTTGCGCCAAATCTTTGACCTACCAAAGCTCTATAGCCAGGGTCTACATTTACATCAGCGTCGTAAAAATAAGGGTCATATACACCTGTTATTTTTTTAGTATCAGCAGATTCCCAATTTTCTTCTGTAATTGATGTACCTTCTAAATTTTCGCCATCAATATCTTGCGTTGGTATACCTTGACCGTCTTGTATTGGTATTTCTTTTGGGTTACTTGTTAGTCTTGTAGGGTATATAATATGTTTAACGCCAAACTCATCTATCCATGATGCTTTAACGTAATTAACATAATCTTGTGGTATTGCCACAGTAAGATTATTTGGAATTGTGAGCTCTTGAGATTTAATGCTTTTAAGAGTGTCATAGCTAAACTCTTGCATAGCTCGCTTAGCATGAAATATAATATCTGTTCTTTTTACAGAAGGCAACAATTTGCCATCACCAACATAGCTAATTATAAAGTTATCAATTATATCATTTACTGATAAATATCTATAGCTACCATAATTATCACCGGTGTAATATTGCTCGTTAGTTTGGGTTATTAAACCTCCGTTTGGTGCTGCCATATATTAACTTTTAGAATTTACTTGTTCTGCGCTTACCGCCTGCGCTGCCACTTGCACTACTTGCGGGTCTCTTATTATAACACCAGCATATGCTAGTATTCTTAATATAACATTGGTTTGTTCTGACTCTATTAACTCAAATTGAATTGAAGAGCTAGATAAATATAGATACTGCCCTAAAGAACCAATACTAAATCCCCAAATAACATCAGAGGGTTTTCTTATATAGGAAACTTTTATATCACTTGCAGATGTAATAGTTGTTGGGTATACATAAATATGAGGTTGACCAGTATTGCTTCCTCCGGATCCTTGTGTGGCTCTTTCGTATATGTACACAGGAAAATCAGTTGTTGGTTTAGTTAAAGGAGATGCGTTTAAATAAAGGTATTCGTTTCTATTAACTTTTTGAAGTTCTACAACATTATTATAAATAACTGTGCCTAGTTTATATGTATTTGATGGAGGCGAAAAGTATAAATCAGGATTAACAGCATTTATTGTTAAAATAGCATCTGTAGTGCCGCCCGTTACTATTACTGTATTTGTAGCTGAATAGCCTGATCCGCCATTAGCTATAGTAATTGATTGTATTACGCCTCCAGCGGTTGTGGTATTTACAGTAAGCCCTGAACCATCACCACCAGTGGTAGCAACATTTGTGCCATCACTATATCCAGTTCCTCCGTTAGTAACAGTTGCTGTTAAAACTTTTCCAGCAGGAGTTGTAAATGTATTTCCGAATTGTTTAAATATAGCTAAGCATTCATCTACATTTTTTTGTCTGTCAGCATATTCAACATTTGTTTGCGGCACCCTAAGCTGTTGGTTTAAGTCATTAAAATAACTTTCAAAAATTTCCAATTGTACCTGAGTGGCTACTTTATTGAATTCATCTGGGGTCATATAGCCCCGCTGTTCCTTATTTAAAATAGATAAAACCGTTTGATATACGGTATTTACATTTATAGCCATATTTTTATTTTAATAAAGAGCGGCAACATAACGCTACCGCTCTATATTAATATCACACGTTATGCAAACTTTTTTTCTATTGATTTGTAAACTTCTACACCTTCATCTGTTTGCAAGAAGGCAGCAAAAGCTGAATATGGGTTTTCATCAAACGGTACTGTCATAAGTTTTTTATCATTTGATGCCCACGAAAAGACTCTTTGGTCTTGCGAAAGTTTAATGATGTTTGCTTCTTTTGCTTTAATTGCAAAATTACGAAGCTGAACATTTTCATCATTTGCAAGCTCTAAAAATAACCCAGGATTTCTTTTAGCAAATAAAAGTAAATCTCTTTTTAATTCTTTTGAGCTCATTTTTGACACCGAACTTCCTAATTCTACACGCACTATAGCTTCAGCCATATCAACATCCATAGACATTGCTGCGTTTAATGCATCAAGTTCAATTTCAATATTGTCAAGCTGATCACCCGCTTCAACAACAGAATCATGCTCTACATATCTTTTACCTAAAAAGGGGTGGTATAAAGAAAGGAGTTTTTGTAATGCTTGTTGTTCTTTAGGCACAAATAAATGCCCATTTTTAAACATAATATGCCCTAACGTAGCTTCACCTTTTTGCTCATCTACAAATGGCGAATTTTGATTAGTAGCATACCTAAGCTCTCTTTGTTCTTGTTTTTCTGGATCAAACCAAAGCAGTTGCCTATGCCTTGAGTGTTTTGCTGGCATTGCATATGTTAATGGAGACATGTCTACTAAATAATAATGCCTGTCTTTAACCTCCCATTTTGGTTCTTTTGGCTCTTTTTTTACAGTTTTAGCCTTAACTATTTCCTGAGGCGCAACCTCAACTGTTTCTTCTGCTATAGCTTTTTTTGCCATGATATAATATAATAAAAGTTTTAATAAAAATAAAAACTACCCCCGTAATTAAACGAGGGTAATTTTTAAAAGGATAATGCTTATTTCTTCAATAATACGAAGTTGTTAGCACCTTGAACACACAAACATCTTTCTGACAAGAAGTGTACGTTCATTGCGTCTTCGCTTGAAGTAAATGCTCCACCTACTGAACCTGTAATCCAAGTTTTCATTCTTCGATCATCAGCTTCAGAAGCGCGATAACGCACGTGAAGGAATGGTCGTCGAATGTTAGTGCCTAAGATTTGGTCATACACGGTAGAAGTACCAGCTGGAATAAGAACACCATCAATTGAGTCTTCTGAAGTAGTGCCGAAGCTGCTATCAAAACCACGAGTTGATGCGTCATTTAAATATTTCCAGTCAGTCTTATAGAAGTCATAAGAACCTCTGCGGAAGCCAGTGAATCCAAGATTCAAAGCCATTTCTTCAGAGTTTTCAAATAGTCCATAAGCAGTACCTCCGTTTGCACCAGCAGAAAGGCCGGCAAGCATATCATCAAATGCTAGATTAGTGGTACGATCTAAGAAAAGCATGTTTTCTTCAATAGCACCTTGCCCGTCTAGGTTTTTAAGGATTTCATCAAAAGAATCTAAATCTGCTGGGAAAGCTGAATATACGTTTCCGCGCTCAGTAATTGCAGAGAAAAGACCTTGTGTACCTTTGACATCTTGCGAGTTTGCAGAGATACCAGCTAGTGTGCCATCAGCTTTTTCAGCTTCGACCATAGTCATTTCTAAGTAATCTTGATAACGTAGTCTTGTTTCAGACTCAGCCTTTAGATACCATAGATATCCAGAAGTTCCGTCTTCAGTAGCAACTTCAACCCATCCAATCTGAGCAGTGTCAGAACCATTAATACCGTAGTGGTCTTTAATGATAATTGGTGAGTTATTAAATTGAGTAAACTCAGGTTGTACTGAACCTTCCATTCCAGAAGTTCCTTTTCCAAATTCAGAACCAAATACAAATACTTTCAAAGCAGTCGCGTCAACGAGAACTTGTGGCCAAGCATCAACTCCAAAAGGGTGTGCTTCAACAGTTGTTCCTGTAACAGCGCTTACAAAAGCTTTAGATTCAGTACCCGTAGCAGGGTCAAGAACTACGATTAACGCATTCTTGCGGATAGCGTGATGCTTTCCAGTTCCGCCAACAATACTACTTCCTCCGTCAGCGTTGTCGCCGATAATAATAGTAGCATCGCCAGTAGCGGCAATTGTACATGCGTTATAAGAAATATGCAAGCGATTTTGCTCACTCCAAATGACTTGATCAGAAGTCATTGGCATCTCAGCACCTACCATTTGAAGGAATCCAGAAAGCGTACGGTTTCCGTATCGCTCTACTTCAGCTTCATAAATTTCAGGTAGATATTGTTGAGAAAAGTCATTACCAGCACCGCTTGTAAAATCAAGATAGTTTCCGGTACCAGTTTGTTTTGCGGCTGTTGGGATCAACGAGCCATACAAAGGTGATAATGCCATTTTGTTTTAATTTTAAGTTTTAACGTTTTGTTTTAATTTTAAGTCTTGAAGAATCAGCGCCGGTAACAGCTTTGACTTTTAAACCATTAATAAATACGTTACCGCTTTGGGTTGATCGTGGTTCGTTGCTAATGTTTTTAGATTTAGCTGTTAACTCACGAACTGCATCCGCGCGACCCTGCTCATAAAAATGATTTATTATTCTGTCAGGATTGTTAGCTACATATAAAGCTTTATGATATCCACTTAAATCTGACACTTCACCTTTGTCATTCAAGAACTTCTTGATAAAGTTACTTATATCTGATTGTTGATTTGCGACTGAAGAATTATCTTTTAATCCGTATCTAAACTTTTTTTCGCCGAGGTTGAAATCAAAACCTTTGAAATCGTCGTTGAAATAAGTTTTTGTACGATTTTGAAAACTTTCAGTTCGCTGCTTTATAGTTTGCTGTTCTTCATTGTATCGATTGAAAAAGTCAACTGCTTGTTTTTGTTCCTGAGTTACGCCGGGTCTCAACTTGATCTCGTCGTAGTATTTATCTTTCAGTCCCTCCAAAAAACCTTTGGCTTTTGCAACTTCTTCTTTATACGCAATTTTTTTCTTACGTATATCTTTTTCATCATCTACATCTTCGTCCCACGTAAAATCTTCTAAAAGAATACCTACGTCTTCAGAGTCTAGATGAGGTTTGCTTTGGCGGTAATACTCCCGCAAAAGTGTATTGTTATCTACATTAGAGTAATCTGCATTTAATCTTACATAATCTTCCAATGTTCCACCAGTCTCACCCATAAAGTCTACAACCTTTTGAATGTTTTCTGGTAATGGTTCTGCAGTGTCTTGCGACTGCTGCACGGCATCCTCAACTTGCTCTTGCAAGGTTTCAGTTTGCTCTTTAACCTCTTCTTCTGTTACTTCTTGTATTACAGGTGTATCTTCTACCGTTTCTTCGGGCTCCCGTACTTCTTCAACCACTTCTTCGCTACCTTGCGAGTCTCTGGATTTTTTGATAGGAGCATTGCTCTCATCTGTTGTATTGACTTGAACGGCATCTTCTTGTTCTGTTTTTTCGGTAAGATCCACCTTAATGGTATCACCTGTTTCTTGCGTTTCTTCCGGCTTTTGAGACAAATCTACTTTAATAGTTTCAGGTGCCTCAGAAAGCTTTTTCATTTTTCGAGGTTTAACTTTAAATTCACCCTCTTGCTTGACTGTTTCTGCCATGATAAAATATTATAAAATTAATAAAAATTACTTAGGATCAAACTGACCTAAGTCAAAACCACCTAAGACATCAAATCCAGCGGATTCAAAGTTTTTAGGTAATGTATCGTTTTTTCGCTGATCAATTAATTCTGATTGTTGTGACGCTTGTATTTTAGTACGCTCATCTTTTCTATCTTCCTTATAAGCGTCTTTATTTTTTAAAGCTTCAGCTTGAGCTTCTGCTAATTGTTTGTTAAATTGAAACTCAAGTTCCATTAAGCGCATTTTTATTTCAGCTTCGCGCTCTAGTTTTTGTATTTCAAATTGCGACTTACCTTGTTCTAGTTGTAATTTGCTTTCAGTAAGCGCTTGTTGTTTTTGTAATTCTGCTAACGCGGCTTTTTCTGCAGTTTCTGAATTAGCTTGCGCTTGCGCTTGTATATTTGCTTGTTGCGCTTGCTGATCCTGCTTTTGCTTTTCGCGCCTTTTAAGCCTTAAATATTTATTAGCTAAATCAATATTTTTAATATTTTGAATTTCTATAACATCATCTAAATATATTGCGCCTGCTTGTAATGATGCTTGTATATTTTGCTGCAGTTGAGCTTTTTCTTCTTCATCAGGTTCAAGTTGCAAGTATATACCAAAGTCATGCAAATGTAAATCTGACACTTCTTTTAATGTTTCAACATTAAATTGATTTATACTTTCTAATAATGTTTCTTCTGTCAGAGCAAATTCAAATATATCTTTAGCCTTTAAAGATATGTTTTCACATAATCTAAGCGTAATAAAAGAAGCTGATTGTAATATGTGTCTTGTAGCTGTGTTGCTATTTGCTGCTGCAAGTTTTTGTAAACCAACTAATGCGTTTTTATCCGGTGTGCTACCGTCTCTCGCTTCATTTAATCCCGTTACGTCTCTTATCATCTGTAGATAATATTGATACGTACTAATAAGCGAAGCAATCTTACCTTGCCCAGAAGAAGTTTGTAGTTCTTGAATAGGAACTTTACCTGGGTTCATGTCACCATCTTGCGTAAATGATCGTCCTACAATGCTTCCCGTTTGAAAATACATGTTCAATGCCTCAGCTGGATTATAGTTTGTTCCGTTACCTAAATCTACTTCAGCTAAACCATCAACGTCAACGTAAACACCGTCTGGTACCATGCGGGACATTACTTGTTGCAACTTTAAATGCGTAAGCTGAATCATATCCGCAAACCCTGTTATACGGCTTACTAAAGATTCAATCCTTCCTTTATACATTCTAGGTGCAACCAAAGTATAATTCATTTCAACTTTAGGCGAATCTGCATATGGCCTAGTCATGTTTTCAGCCATCTTCCACGAAAGCATTTTTTCATGACCTAATATTTTTGCCCCGGTATATAATACCTCAATTACTCTTTCAACTCTTTCAAAGTTATCGCTTGGCGGCGGAGCAAAAAAGTCTGGCTTTTCTAACGCCTTTTCTAAGCCAAACTCTGTTCTTTTAATTTTAAATACTTGCTTTTCAAAAGTTTTGTACTCAAAAAACATAACACTAATTGTGTTATT